CGGCACGCGCAGCGAGGTGAGCCGGCCGAGCGAGGCGCCCTGATCGATCGCCGCCCCCTTTGCGCCGGAGGCAACGTAGGTTGACCCAATCACCCCCCCCGTAATAGCGACGTTGGAGGGGTCGAACGTCTCCAGCACAGGCGTGGAGTACGCCGCATGACCACCCGCCACGTAGGCCGCCTCCACCGAAGGGGCCAGCGTCACCCGGGAATTGGCCGAGTAGCCGTCTTTTTGAACGAGAAAGCGGATGGTCATGGCGGCTCCGTGTGGCTCAGTTACTCGGCGGCTTTGCCCCGGCCGGCCTTGACGGCGGCGTCCTCGCACGCCTTGGGCACCGCAAAGGCGTAGTTCGTGCCGTAGGACTTCTCCAGCGCCTCGGCGCCGTAGCGACCCACCAGGCGCTCCACTTCGCCCTCGGAGTCCAGCTCCACCGGCTCGGTCTTGGCGTCCAGCACCTGCACGTTGTCGCTGCCGAAGATCGCCTTCTTGATCGGCAGCTCGTGCGCCGGGCACACGGCCGGCAGGATGGTCATGGCGTCGCGGGTGATCTCCAGCGCGACGGTTGCAACTTGCACTTTCATCGGGTTCTCCTGTGATGGGTCGGAAGTCAGGGACGGGCAGAGGCCCAAAGGCCCCTACCCGCAGCCGCCATCAGGCGACGATCAGCAGCGCCTGGGCGTTGCGCCGGTTGGTCTTGAGCGCGCAGCGCATGTCCAGCGACGCGTAGGTCGCGCGCACGTTGTACGGAGACGGCGGGTTGTAGATGTCCATGCCGTCGTCCTCGTACTTGAGGTGCTTGGTGTTGATGAAGTAGCAGCGCTTCTCCCAGAGGTTGGCGGCGGCCGGCGCCTCCAGGGTGTCCAGCACCGAGAACACCGGATCCCACACGATCGGCACGCCCTTGAAGAACAGGCCGGTCTCGCTGCCCACACCGGTCGAGGCGTCGATCGTCTTGGCCTTGCCGGCGTCGGCGTTCTGGGTGATGGTCAGCGTCGAGCGGTAGGTGTCGATGAAGGTCGAGCCGGCCAGGATGAAGTCCGGCGTGCCGCCGTTGCGGATGCACGCGCGCCAGGCCGCTTCCATCGTGGCCACCAGCGCGTTCGTGGCGATGGCGCCAGCGAAGTAGTTGCGCCAGTAGGTCTTGGTGGCAGCGTTCAGGCCGCCCACGGTGCCGGTGGTCGGCGTCTTGGAGATCAGCGCGTCCAGGCCGACGATGGCGTCGGTGCTGGAGGTGCCGTCACGGTGCAGCTCGATGTCCAGCTTCTCGATGAAGCCCAGCTCGAGCGCCTCCATGTGCTCGGTCATGATGTTGAACAGGATGACCTTCTCGTTCTCGGTCATCTGCAGCTTGCCCTTGCTGGCCGGGTCCGGATCGACGCGGATGCCAGCGGAGAACAGCATGTCCCAGTCCAGGTACAGGCCGTCCACGGCGACGCGCCAGGGGAACTGCGCCTGCGCGTTGGTGGAGCGCTTGTTGAACGTGCGGGCGGTTTCGCCGAACGTCCAGGCGAAGCTGGAGCCGTAGCCCTCGCGCACGGTTTCCACCGAGTACTGGCGGGCGGGCATCAGGGTCTTGCGGCCGGCCATCAGCTTTTTGATGAACGGGCGCTCGGTGCCGATCTGATCGACCGGCTTGTTGCGCATGTAGTTGTCGAGCGCGGCGACGGTGACGGTGGCGAGATCGCCTCCAGAGATGGGCATGACATGCCTCCTATGCAAAGTTGATGAAGCTCTGCACGCTCGCCACCGCACCTGTGGCTATGAGGCATTTGCCTGCTCTGACCTGCCGGTGGCGAATCCGGCTTGCTGCCTGGTGGTCAGCGCTGGCTGGCGCTTCGGGACGCGACCCCCGCGACTAGCGTTTTCCCATGCGTGTGTCTTGGCGCGGGTGGTGCCGGACGCGACCCCGGCTGACTGCGGCTTGTCACCTGCGCGGCGACGGATGGAGTGTCAAGTCCTTCTGTTGCTGCCGCGCCGAAAAATCCTCCGGACGAAAAAACACCGCCACGGAGGGCGGTGTGTGAAGGGCACCGGAGTGCCTTGGAGCGGAGACAGGAGCGGGATTACATGAAGGGATAGACCGCGGCGTGAGCGGCTGCGTCGTACTCGCGCATGCCGGCCTTGTTGATCTCGTGCAACCGCTTGGCGTTCGCCAACGCGGAAGCGGCGGCGGCAGCCGGCCAGCACTGCTCGTCGTGCTGGCCGTTCGGCCAGTCGTAGCCGTCTTGGGTGGGCGGCGTGGTGGTCATCACATCCCGATCGAAGCGAACGCGCCTTCAAGCGCCGACTTGGCCGTGACCGGCCCCGTCACCACCTGGGAGCCGGCGCGCACGTTATTCGGACGCAGCGGCTGCGGGCTGGCAGGGGGAGCCGCCACCGGCTGCGCGCTCAGGTTGTCGTACATCAGCATGAGCGCCGAGCTCCACTGGTGCGGCTGATAGTCCGTGACGAACTTTTGCAGCTTCGCGGGGTCGGCCAGGAACGCCGAGATCGCCTGCATCTTGGACTGCCACCCGGGCTCCGCCTTGCGGCTTTCCAGCGCGGTCTGCATGGCAGTCGTAGCCGTCTGGATGGCCTGCTGGTGCTGCTGGTACTCGCGCTGCTCGGCGGTCAGGGTGTCGGCCTGGCGGCCCTTCTGGCGCAGGCTGGCGATCTCCATCGCGTGCTCGCGCGAGAGCGTCATGCCGTCTACCGCGGCTTTCAGGTCCGGGTGCGCGGCCAGCGGGTCCGTGCCGGGGATGTCCCGGCCCAGGCGCAGCGCGACGTCCGAGCGGATGGCATCGATGCGCGCCAGGGCTTGCTCGAGAGATGCCGGGTCGGTTGCCTTGAGCAGCTTGCCCACGCCCAGCATGTCGGTGAACTCCTGCGGCGACAGGCCCGACTGGCTCACCATGTCGCGCACGCTGGTCAGCTGGGTCTCGGCTTCGGTGGCGCGGCGCTCGAGGTCAGGGATTGCCTTCACCCGCTCGGCCATCTGCGTGAAGCGGGCTTGTGCGCGCTCGCTCAGGCCCTCGGGCGGGGTCAGGTCGTCCTCGGGCTTAACGACGGGCTTGGGTGCCGGGGTCGGCTCGGGCGTGACGGGCGGAGTTGCCTTGGCGGCCGGATCGATCGGGGCGAAGCGGCCCAGCGGGTCGCGCGGCTGGCCCGGGGCCGGCTCGGTGCCAACCTGATCCAGCATGCTCTTGAGGCCGGCGAAGGGGTCGGCCGCGGGCTCCTGGGTTGTGGCCGGCGCGTCGGGCGTGGGCAGGCTGTTGTCGACAGCCGGCGCGTCCGCAGTCGGCGCGGGATCGGCAGCCATGCCGCCGCCACCAGCGGCGCCGTCATCGGCCATGGCTTGCATCAGAACGAATCGGCGAATCAGTCGGGGAAGGAACATCAGGGTTGCTCCAGGGTTGAGGAATCGTTATGGCGCTGGCTGAGCACTCATCGCGTGCGCCTGCGCTCGTCAAAGACAATCTGGCCGCCCGGCGTCACCAGCTGGTCGGCCTCGTTCCAGCGCGGGGCACCGGGCGCGGCGAACTTGCTTTCAGCCGAGAAGGACTCGTGGTACGGGGTCTTGAATGCGTCAGTGAAGTGCAGCTGGCCGTCGTTCGCGTTCACACCCGACTGCGCCCTCGGATCGCCGGCCATCAGCGCGCGGTAGTAGCCGCGCATGTCGTAGTCGGCCGTGGGTGACGGGTCGAACGGAACGTTGTTCTTCTGCACCCACTGCTGGAAGGCCATTTCCTGTAACGGCGACAGTTGCGTCAGGTAGGAGCCTTTCATGACGGACGGCGGCAGCGCGTACCGGCGATTGCGCGCCAGCAGAGCCATCGACTGCCCGAGAGATCCCGGATCTTCCTCGGCGCCCAGCACACCCGGGACCGTGTCATCGCCGCCGAATAGTCCATTCATGCGGGCACCTCCTGAGCGGGCACGGGCACGGCGGGTTGCGGGAGTGCGGGCTGCGGGCCGCCCGGGGCGGCGCCTGGTAGGACCGGCATGACAGGCTGCTTCTGCGGCTTGACCGGCAGGAAACGCTCGATGTCGATCGTTTCGTCAAAGCGCGCTGCGGTCTCCTTGACCAGCTCGCGCTCTGGCGTAGCGTCGCCGCCGGCAGCCTCCACGGCCCGGATCTTGTCGATCATGGGCATCAGTAGCTGCAGCGCCTTGTTCCAGTTGTCCTGCATCTCCAGCTTGTTCGGGGCGGCGGTGGAGCCGGCGCGCACCTTGAGCTGAATGAGGTTGAAGACCGATTCGGGCGTGGCCGGGCCGGGCATCTGCGGCGTGCCGGGCCAGATGTAGGTGGGCTCGGGCGGCTCGGGCAGCGGCGCGGGCTGGCCGGACAGGGCCGCGGCGGCCACTTCGGCAAGCTCGGCCTCTTCGGGCTCGGCAACCGGCGCCCCCATGATGGTCTCCACCTGGGCCGGTGTCATGGCCAGCAGGCACAGCTCGGACGAGTACTGCGCGATCTCGGTCAGGCCGTCCTCGATCTGGTCGCGGAACTCGGCCACCCGGGCGGCCAGGCTCTGATCGCTGATCGCCGCCTCGGTCGCGGTCTTGGGCTGCACCACCACCGAGCGGGCGGCGTCCGACAAGCCCGAGACCTGCTCCCAGTCGTTGCGGATCGGTGCGGTGTCGAACACCAGGGGGTCGATCTTGAGCTGTTGCGCCTCGCGGAAGACGCTATCGAGGTTGTCTTCCGTGTTGATGGTGATGATCTCGGCGATGCCGGCCACCGTGCGCTTTTGGATGTCCTTGTCCTTGAGGTCCGCGCGGGCCAGGAAGTGCGGCTTGATGTTGCGGCGCACCTCGGCGAACTTGTCGCGCGTCTCGTTGTGTTCGTCCTGCAGGCGCTCCAGCACATCCACCAGCGACTGCGCGGCAAACTCCCCGTCCACCGACTGGAACGGCAGCAGGAAGTACGGCCACCACCGCTCGCCCGTGAGCTTCGGCGTGTACGGAGCCACGGCGAACTGCTTGTTGCAGCCCTCCACCAGGGTATAGATGCGGTTGTCGGCCCGGCTCCACACCTCCCAGACCATGACCATCGCGTCATCGCCCAGCCCGCCGTTCTGGACCGGAGCGAACGCCTGGCGCCGGCCGTGGTCCTTGCCAGTCTCGGCAACGGCGTAGGTCGTGGCGCTGTCCAGGTTGAAGTCCTTGAACTGCGCGCGGGCCTTGCTCTTGCGCATCGGGATCTTCTCGGCCATCCAGTCGGCGTTGACGTATTCCCACACGTCCTCCACCGCCGGATCGACCACCAGCCGATCGGACGACACCCGGTCGATCACCAAGCCCTCGGCCGCCACCACCTCGGACTGCGCCTGCAGGCCGGCCATCACCTGTTTCAGCTCGGCGAGCTTGGCCTCGTGGTCGCTGCGGGCCTTCTCGTCCTCGCACGCCGCGATCAGTCCTTCCAGCCGCAGGATGTTGTCCTGGCTGTCCTGAATGCGCGAGCGCATGATCGGGTCGGACTCGCCGGCCGTCACCCGCTGGTACTGGACCTTGACCACGCCGAAGCTGCAGGTCATGGCCGCGCGGACCCACGCCTTGGCCTTCTTCTTGAGGCCCGCGTCCTCCAGCATGGTCTGCGTCACCGTGCTCACCGTGTCGGCGAACAGGCGCAGGTCCATTGCCTTGTTGGTCGGCTGGGCCGCCATCTCCGGGTTCTTGGCGTAGACCTTGGACAGCACCACCGTGAGGGTGGAGGCGATCAGGTTGGCCCGGTGCTGGTTGTAGCAAGCCTTGTCCGGCTCGGCGTTGTCATCGATGCCGCGCACCACCTTGCGGTTGTGGCGCATGCGCTTGTGCAGCTTGTCCCAGTGCTTCTGACCGGCCTTGATGCGGGAGAACCAGGTATTGACCAGCGGGTCGGCCTCGCGCTCGGACGATTGAGGGGCCGAGGCGCGGGTGAGGTCGATGCTGGGCGAGCCGGGTTCGGTCGGATTCATGGGGCGGTGTCCGGGGACGGATAGCGCCGGAAGCTAAAGCCCATCGGCGCCGACCGCGCCGGAAAATCACTCAGCCCTTGCGGTAGCCCGCGCCTTCCACCCGGTGCGAGCCATCGGGCAGCACCACCGCGCCCTGAGCTCGGCCCGGGTCAATGCTCGATTCGCCGGCCAGATCCTCGGGCTTGCTGGTGCGGCGCATCAATCCGCCCTTGAGCATGTCGAAGGCGTGATCCTCGGCCTCAGTGTCAACGTCGTCCGGATCGTCTGGATCCGGCTCCAGCGTCGGCACGGTGCGGATGGTGTGCACGCATGTCTCGAAGATCGCCAGCTCGTCCCGCTCGAATGCCTGCTTAACCAGCAGCGCGCCGGCCTTGCGCGAGCCTGGGCCCGCCCACCAGGGCCGAAACACCAGCCCGGCCGCCCGGAACGTCTGCGCGTGCGTGTTCTGCACCCCATACTGCCCGCCGCCCTTGGCAAACAGGTCCGGGCCCGTGAGGCGCAGGCTCACCTCGTAGCCCATGCGCTCATCGTGCTCCTCGCGCGCCTTGATCTTCTGCGCCACCTTGTCGGGCGTCTCCTTGACACCGACGTTGGGCAGCAGCTTGCCGTCATCGTCCTTTGCGCAGCCGTACAGCTCGCGGAACAGGTAGGTCTTGCCCTCGGGATCCTTGGCGAACCAGCCCGCGGCATAGGGCTTGCCGTAGCCCCAGTCCATGGCCTGCCAGAGCTTCCAGTGCGCGGGGATCGGGAACGGCTTGACGATGTGCCGCGCCGGATCCCATGCGCCCTCCAGGAACGCGCCGATGTTGATGTCCCAGTCGCCGTGCAGCCATGCCTTGCGCCGGTTCGGGTCGCGCGTGCCCTCCAACGTGCCCAGATAGTCCGGATCCACCGCCAGGAGCGTGCTGTTCTCGTGGATGTCCGAATGCACGTAGGCCCGCTCCCGGCCATTCTGGTCGCGGATGATGGTCATGGGCGGAACGCCGCCGCGGCCGAGGCAGAAGCGCTCCTTGACCCATGCATGCCCCCGGCCGTAGGGGTTGGTCGTGGCCCGGATCATCCGCGGCATGCCCGGCTGGCTCGAGCGGCAGCACGAGTGCATGGACTCGTAGAAGCCGGCGTCCCGCCAGTTGGTCAGCTCCTCAAAGCCGATCCACGGGTACTCGTGGCCGTGGTAGTTCCAGTAGTCGTCCTCCACCCGGCCATGGCGCAGCAGCAATTCCTCGCCAGTCGGAAAGGTCCAGCGGAAGTCGGCCTCGTTGAACTTGGCCGCCGGCCAGAACTGGCGAAACCAGCGCTTGGATTTCTTGACGACATCGGCGAGCTGCGGGTACGTCTCGCGGAACAGCACGCCGCGCCACGCCGGGCCGAACCCCACGCCCACGAACTGGGCGAAGGACATCAGGAGGGCGTCCGTCTTGCCGCCGCCCCGGGTGCCCTCCAGCAGGCACTCGAAGACGGGGCAGGACAGGAAATGGACCTGGCTGCCGGGGTGCGGGCGCCAAGCGATGGGAGGCAGCTTCATGCGGACTGAGGCCGCCTCGTCATAGAGTGCTGCCGGGATGGATCTGGCGCTTGGCGGCTACGTACGCTGCATGCGCCTCTTCGGCGGTCGGAAAGGTTCCGAGATGCCTTCGACTACCGCCGACCATGATTCGAGATTGGAACCCGGTCTTGTGAGGGTACACGCCGAGCAGCCCAGTGCGGCTATTGCGATTGGCGCGGCGGCGGTTCTGGCTATTGATTGCGCCAGTGACTACGCGAAGATTTCTAAATCGATTGTCCTCGCGCTGCCCATTGATATGGTCGACCTCGCCTTGGGGCCACTCACCAGTCATGTAAAACCAGGCGAGGCGATGGGCTCTGTGTAGCACCCCGTCAACCGCGACGACGCAATAGCGGCGCTCGTTCGTGCATCCAGCCACCTCGCCCGCACGGACGTTCCCCCTCGGGGACACTTTCCACCGAAAGATGCCCGTCTCCGGGTCATATTCGAGCAACTCAAAAAGACGTTCGCGTACTAGCATTTTGTTGAGACCGTTCTCCACGATTGCCGCCTCACTACTTGCGAGCCTCCAACGGATTGACCTCGCGCGGCGCCGTGAACAAGCGTGTGCGGGCGGCGGTCGCGTTCGGCATCAGGAGCTTGTTCCCAGGTGGTCGGCCCGGGTGAAAGGTAGGAGGCTCCCGCGAGTGCAGCTATCGTCCGGCTCGCGGGGATTGGCGGCGCCGGAAAGTCACGCCTCGGCGATCCGCGCCCGCAGCAGCGCCCGCAGGTTCTCCATGCCCTGCTCGCGCGCCGCCTTGTACTCGGCGGCCCGGTCGCCGCATTCCTCGGTCGCGTCGCCGCAGCATTCGCATACGTGAATCTTTGCCTGCAACTCAGGCAGGCTCATGGACCGCGTCCGGTCGTCCGTGCCGAGCCCGAGCCAGCTATCAATCAGGCGCTGGATCTGCTTGTCGGTGTAGCGCATCACTTTCCTCCCTGAGCCGCCCAAGAGGCGCTGTCGGCTGCCAGGCCGGGAACCACCAGCACGCCCGACGTCGGTGCGGCGTTCGGGTCCGGCGGGTCTTCCCGCAGCCGATCCTTGCTGGCCTGCAGCACCGCCAGCGCGGGCGCCATCGACTCGTTGGCCATCTTGGTCAGCACCGCCACGCCCTTGAGCGCATCCTGCGACTTGAGCGGCTCGGCGTCGTCCACCTTCTGCAGTTCCGTATTCGCCATGGCATGCAGCCGAAGCGAACTCTTGGCGCCGAGGCGCGTGGCTGCCAGGACATCGTTCTGGAGCCCGCGGATTTCATCGGCCAACGACAGGGCGCTGTATTGCCGCGCAACGGGCAGTTCGGCCAGCGCCGTCTGGGCAATCGCAACCTTTTCCGCAACTTCCCGCACCTGTTGCGAAACTTGCGTAACCCGGCGAGTGATCTGGCTGGCATGCACCCCGAACTCCCGGGCCAAGGCGCTTGCCGACTCGCTCGCAGCCAGCCGGCGCTCGATCTCGGCCCACTGCTCCGGGCTTAGCTTGGATGGACGGGCCATCAGTTCCTTCCTTCCGGGATTTCCACGATCTCGACCTTGCTGGGCTGCAGCAGCACGGTCCCGAACTTCTTGCTGGCGGCGTCCATGTACCGGCAGAACAACCGCTCGTGATCATCCTTCTGGCCACCTCCGAGCCTCTTGCCGCCGCGGTAGCCTTCCACCTTGGCCAGCATCCCAAGGGGCGTGCGGACCACGGTTCCGATGGGGAAGTCCTCCACGTCCCGGTCGCGGGTTCTCACGGGCAGGCGAAGGGCGCCGACTGGCGGGGCCACGTTGTGGGAGGCGCTGGTGATGTGCCGTGCTCGCACGAGCCGGGCGTGAACCTGCGCCAGGGGCAGGCACAGTTGCAGCGCCAGCGCTTCGGGGAAGCGGCGGAAGTTCTTGGCGATCATCAGTCCCTCCATGTGGTTGCCCTCAGCGCAGGGCTTGCTGGCCGGCGACCATCAGCAGTCCGGCGAACGGGCTGGCGGTGTCCAGCCATGCGCGGCCCGTCCTGATCTTCCAGACCATTGATCGGTCGATTCCGTACTCGTCGGCAACCTGCCCGGTCGGACGGGTGTCCACGCGGATCGCGGCGGCGCGCTCCATGTCCAGCTTGGGCGGGTTGGCGCGCCTGCGAACCGTGCAGGACGCTTTGCGCTTCATGACCGCGGCGCCCTTGTTGGAGATGTGCGCGATGGCCTTGGAGTGCTCAGCCTGGGAGCGCTGCTCGATGTGAACCGGCGCGATGCAGCGCGGGTTCTCACAGCTCACCCCGTAATAGCGGCCCGTGCGCTCCTTGCCCAGCAGGTCGGACAGCAGCCTGCGCACCGGAACGACGCCCTCGCCCTTGTTGTAGATCTGCGGGACGTCGTGGTATCCGAGCGATCCCTTCCACAGCAGGCAGTCGCCCTCCTGCTCCGTGTTTGCCTTGAGGCTGGCCACCGTGTGGACCTTGGCCGGCTTCGCCATTACTTCTGCTCCTTGTTCTCGTCCAGTTGATCCAGCGCCCACTGCGCCGCGGCGCGAAACCGGGGCGGCTCCGATGCATCCCGGGCGATCGCCTGCCATTGGTCGGCCTGGCGCTGCAGCGCAGCACGGAACGCCGCTTCCTTCTCCTGCGCGCTGGCGCCGCCCTGATCCAGCCAGGCATGGCAGGGAAAGCACGCCCACACCGTGTAGCAGTCGTCCGCCTTGCGGCTCTTGCCTTTGCCGTGCACGAGCAGGTTGGAGTGCGCCGCCACCGTGGTCTCGGTCAGGCCGACGCACACGTCCGGCCGGCGGATCAGGCAGGTACGGCCGCGGGCCATCTCGAGCACCGTGGGATTGCGCCGGGCCCGGGTCTTGGGCGCCGCTTCGCCCAGCGTCCCGCCGTAGGTGCCGCGGCGGGTTGCCGGATACAGCGCCATCGGGCGGTCCTCGCGGGGGACGGCCGGCGCGTCGTGGCGCTTGGACTTGAAGCCCTTGCCCCGCTTCATGGGTGTGCGGCGCAGCATCACGCAGCCTCCCGTGGCGCCAGGTCGTAGAACGTCACGCCCAACTCGGAGGCGGCGAACGCCTCCACTTGGTCGCAGAAGGCCGAGAACTCAGTCGTGCTCAGATCCGTGCTGCTCTTGCCGATCACTTGCCCGTTGGGCAGCTCGATCACGCCGATGAACTGGCGCTTGAACTGCTCGTGCCAGGTCTCGGCGCTGAACTGGCGTCCGTTCACCACAGCCTGCTCTGCGACTTGGGCCAGGACGCCCTTGCCCCAGTAGCGGCGGTTCTGCTTTGAAGTGCGCTTGCGTCGGCCCACGGTCAGGACCCAGCGGCCGCCGCCCTGCAGCACGTCCTTGAGGAAGGGAAACAGCTGCTGCTGGATGGCGATCCACGCCTGCGCGCGGTTGTGCAGTTCGATGGACAGGGCGTCGCTCACGATCCCACCTCCAGCACCATCGCCCCGCCCTTGCGGGCCTCGCCTCGCTTGAGCGTCACAGGCTCGAATTCACGGTCATCCATCAGCAACGCAGCCGCCACCCCATCGAGCACCGCCTTGGATGCCGCCAGCAGGTTGTCCAGATCGCGCTTGCGCCGGTCCGGCGGGCAGAACGTGAGCGTTACCGGCACCTGACCGCGGGTGGAGAACCACACCCCGGCGTGGCGCTTCATGGCCTCGTGCGTCAGGTAGTAGCCCGCCTTCCAGGCTTCGCCCTTGGCCGCGTGCGTGGCGCCCCAGTGCTTGCCGTTCTTCCGGTTGGGCATCAGGGACGGATCCGGGAACGGCAGCGTCACTGTCAGCGGCTTGCGCTCAATGTCGCGGGAGACGAATCCGCCTGCGCTTTCATGGCCAGCGTCAGCCGGCGCGGCAGGTCCGCGTACAGCTCCGGGCATTCCGTCGCCATCTCCCGCACCCGGTCCCACGCGTAGCGCTTCCACGCTGGGCAGGTCGCCGCCAGGCGCGCGTAGTGCGACAGCATCTCCTCGAAGTGCTTCAGGTAGTCCACTCACGCGAGCCTCCATGCGCCGCATTCGTTGACGATGTAGCCCGCGTCC